GGTAATGCCTGCGTCGGCGCAGGCCTGCACCAACTGCCACTTGGTGACAGTCGGGCGCGGGTCGAAAACCGGAATGTCTGCGCCGGTAAAGCAGACGATTACATTGCCGTCAATCCAGATGTGCTTTGGATCAGCAACGGCAGAGGCGGCGGCTAATCCTGCAGGGGAGCTTTGGAACGTCTGAATGGACATGGTGCCACCTTTAGGTAATGAATATGCCTGCTATTCCGACAGCGAACATCTCCGTGTTCGCTGAAATAGTTGCCGACATTTTGGCCAGCCAAGCCACACTTAGGTCAACGTTTTTGAACTCATTTCCGGACAGCGATGTAATTCCTGTCTGCCCAAAAATTGACCCGGACCTTTGAACAACCTGCCTGTCTGCACTACCCGCAGATTGCCATCCAAACTCACCAGACATCACCGTGCTCGTCGTGGTCCAGTTTTGTTGCCACATGATCGTGCTATCAGCACGCGCCGTAAGCGTTTTTGTGCCAGCCGTACTGGTGCCTACGGCTCGGAATACGGCGCGCAGCAGATCGTTGTCAAGCATGGCGCGCGCCGGCGCCTGCATGAACGTGATTTCGCTGGTCGTCTGCGTAAGCCGCGTCAGTTTTGTTACCGGCAAGGCAGTTGGCGACGACGGGAAGACAGGCGCAATTCCTGATGTTGGGTCGTATGTCTCGGCGTACAGAACACCCGCGGTTGCGCTGCTCATCGTGCCGTAATACCAGCCGGCGGCGCTTCCAGAGTACGCCTGGTCGGCTGGCAGATAGGCGCAGAACCGATACGGGATGAAGTTCGCAATACCGGCGGACAGCGTAAAGGCACCTGACGCCAAGCCGGTAAATATCAGGCCGCTTGATCCACCGTCGCCGGGAAACAGAATAAAAAACAGCCCGCTTTCCCACAGCGGGAAGCCCATTGCGGCATGGTCGGCGCTATGGTCAACGAGGTTCGTTCGCATGACGGGTGGAGTCACCCATGCAGCCTTTCCTTGGCCCACCAGGTCCGCCTCCAGCCCAGGCGACAAATACAACGTCGCCCCGTCCACAGCGGTATAGACCCCCGAGAGAAAGACGGCTTGCAAGAGGCGGATCGACATGGCTTTGTCCTGGCTGTGGTCTGTGCTATCGGCGCAAAAATCAGTCGGCGGCGGCTTGCGCCTTGGCGGCGGCTTGCGCCTTGGCGGCGCCTTGCGCCTTGGCGGCGGCTTGCGCGGCCTTCACTTCTTCCGCCGTGGCGGTGTGCGTGCCGGTCTTGCTCGGGTCGTCGGTGCGGCTGACGTAGAGCGCCTTGCCGGCGAGGACGACGGCGCGGGCGGCGTCCTTGGGGGCGTCGGTGATGCCGATGTCGGCATGCTGACCGCCAAGGTCGTCGCCGTGGTTGATCAGAGTGGGCTCGATGATGAGGATTTTCATGGGGTGTCCTTGGGGTTTGGCCGGCGCCGACGAATCGGCGCCGTGGTCGTCTGGCTGGCGGGGAACCGATTACGTGGTCAGCGCATCCTTCATCGCCGCGAAACTGCCGGTATGGCGCACGCCAACGTCGACGTCCTGCAGGGCCACCACGCGCTTGGTTCCTGCCGCGCTGCCGGTGTAGGGGTCGAGCATGATGTCGAGACCGCCCCACATGAAAATCACGAGGTCGATCCAGTTGCCGAACATGATCGCGGAGCACACCGAGCCGCTGGATCCCTTGACGAGATTGGACGGGACCGAGTTGCTGCAAATTGCCTCATGGCCGATCACGTTGCCGTCGCCACGCGACCCTGGCGGCGATGTCCAAACCGGATCGCCATTTGTGCTCGGGAACACCTGCGTCTGGCGCAGCTTGCCGCGCACCTTGGTATTCGTCAGGAACTTGAGGCTGCCAACATCGCCGTTGGCGTTGGCCACGGCGCTTTCCAGGTCGACGATGTTGCCGTAGGTCGGCGCGAGGCCGTTGGTGCCGCCGGCCACGGAGCCGATGCCGGACGTATTGAGCAGGCCCGTCGGTTCGTTCGAGGCGCCAGCACCGTTGATGGCGCCGAGCTGGACCATGAGACCGATGACGGCGGCGAGGTCGGCGCGCACGAAAGCCTCGACGTCGATGGAGCTTTGCAGCAGCAGGCGGCGCGAGTAGTCGACAAAGGCGCCGACGGTCTTGGGCGAGCCGGTCACCTGGCCGACGGTCTGCGCCGATTCGGTCGGCGCGCCGTTTTCCGCTACCCAGTAGCCAGTCGCCGCGGCGGTGTGGCTGGGGATGGCGATATTGCCGTTCAGGCCGGTCAGGAAGGTGCAGCCGAGCCGCTCCAGCACCATGGCGTTACGCAGGAGCGTGATGAAGTCACTGCCGAGAACCTCGGTGGCGACCAGGTTGCCGCCGGCCGTGGATGAGCCTACAGTCAGGTCGCGCTGGCCGATCAGGTGGCCACGATTGCCCCCGCCGTACCTGGCGCGCTGCAGCAACAGCGACTGCGCGCTGCGGGACGCGGCGGCGTTGAGCTGAATGCCGCGCACGAGCACGTCCGCCGGGATGGTCAACGCGCTTTCGCGGATCTTGTCGCGCGAGTCGCCGCGTTTGTCTTGGGCGGCGCGCGAGCACTCCATTTCAAACGGGGCGAGCGTGGCGGCGTGGTGCGGGTCGCTGGCGGCGAGGATGGCGCGGCAGAAGCTGAACGATTCGGCTTCCTTGGTGCTCAGGCCGATCTCGGGCGATTCGGCAACACGCAGCGCCCCGGTGTCTTTGAGGTGGGCGAGAACGCGCGTGGCGAAGACGTCGGCATCCATGCCGCTGTCGATGGCCTTTTCGGCCAGGTCGGGAACATCCCATTGGCGGCCGACGGCGGTGATCTCGCGGACGCGGGCGCGTTCGAGTTCGATGCCGTCCGGCTGCCGGCTGGTGCTGCTGGTAACGGCGGGTTCGGTCGCCGGGGCGGTGGCTTGGTCCATGGTGTGGCTCCTGGTGGTGGCGCCCTCGGCGGGCGGTGGGTCGATAGCGATGATGCGATGTTGGGTTGGCGCGGCGCCGTCCGCGGCGCGGCCGATGCCGACAGAGGCGTCGGCGGGGATGTCGCAAAGCGAAACCTCGTGGGGGGACCAGCGGGTGACTCGGTATTCTGTCGGTCCGCCGGCAACGACCTTGGTCGGGATGCGCTCCTCAATCCGGTAGCCGATGGAGACGTTGCGCACCAGCCCGTCGACAATGTCCTGGCGTAGGTCGGCGAGCGAATCGCGGCCGCTGACGGTAATGTCGGCGTACAGCCTGCCGCCGTCGAGCCAGGTCCGGTCAACGACGCCAATTCCGGCCAGCGGCGTGGCGCCAACGGCGGTATATCGGTCGTGGTTGGCGAGGACGGGCGCGCCATCATTGAGGCGCGACAGGTCTACCTCGTCGGCGCCATGCCCGAGCACTTCAACCCACGGCTCTTCCCATCCGGAATCACGGAGATACGGAATTTCGGACGACACCGACAGCGTGAGGTGCAAGCGATTGTCGCCGGCAGCGCGGTCGGCGATCTCGCGCACGGACAGCGTGGCGGGCAGGTGCCGATGCAGCGCGCCGTCGACTCGCGAGCGCGCCGGCGCGGCGTTGGCGGTGGCTGAGGACAATTGGGCGGCGGCGGTTTGTGTCGTCATGGCGGGATTGTCAAACGGGGCGCAGGTTTGGAATAGGCAAGAAATTTCGCCGCGGGGATCCGCCGGCCGGCTTGCTGTCCGCCTGGTCGGCGGGGTCGGCCGGGTCGGCGGCCATGGCGGAGGCGCCAGCCGTGGCGGTCGGCAGCGGGCCGAAAAGATCGACGTCGGCGGAGCGCTCGGCGGCGATCTCGTCGGGGTCTTCGCCGCGCGACATGATGATTCGGCTGCGCGAGGTCAGGCCGTTTTGCAAGTTTGTCTCGTCGGCTTGCGATTCCTTGACCGGGTCGATACCCTGCCAGCGGCGCGCCTGCCAGGTGGCGGCGGCGAGGTAGTCGGGGATTCTCGAGACTTGCAGGCCGGGAGTCGCCGCGGCGAGGTAGGGGAGCACGGTTTCAAAAACGTCTTCGTGCAGCCAGGAAATCAGGCGGGACTGAAGCTCTTTGTAGTGCTCGCGCTCGTCGAGAATGCCGACGCGCGCCGAGCTGTAATTGACGTCGGCGAGGTCGTTGCCGATCGACACATACGAGGCGCCCTGAGCGGCTGACCAGCCGCGCACCTGGCTCTTGACGTACTCTGTCGAGTCGATGTTTGGCCAGGGGCTGTCGTACTGGCGGAAATCGTAGCCGGTCGGCACGGTATCGAAGGTGCCGGGGACGGTGGTGGTGTATTTCTCGGCGCTGGCGGTGATCTGCTGGATTTCGTCCGGGGTGAGCACCTTGCCGGCGGCGTGCGCGGCATCGAGGACGGATGACACGATCTGATCGGCGAATCCGGGCGGCGCGTCTCCGCTCGGGCTGACAAAGAAGCCGAGGCGCTTGGCGCTGTTCGAGCAGGCGACGGCGGCGGCGTCCTCGAAATCGTGCAGCATGTGCAGGCGGCGCGCGCCGACGGCGAGCTGCGGGACGCCTCGAATCTGGTCGACTTCCTCGACCAGAAAGCGGTGGCGGATTTGCTCTGCGGGGATGCGCACATGCGCGCCGACGGTGCTGGAGTCAATGCCAAGGTCGCCGGCTTTCGCGGCGCGCAGCCAGTACGCCACCGGCTTGCCGTCGTCGT